CAGATCTGACCGACGAAATCGACCGGCTCAAAAGTGTAATGACAAAAGAACAGTTCGACCGTGCCATGTATCGGATATTCCAAAGAACAGGCGGCCATGTCAGACAGACTTTGCGGAAAGACCTGCCGAAAGAGTATCATGTCAGAGCTGGCGAAGTATCAAGTGCGGTGCGCGGTGCAAAGGTGACGTCAGGCGGCGGCCTGGGCGTAGGATGCTCCATACCGGTTGTTGGCGCCAGAAAGTCGATTGGCGGATCTTTCAGAGCCAGCGGCGGTGCGCACGGCTGGAACAGCTTGCATAGAAAATACAGGGTAAAGAGTAGAATTGTAAAGGCTGCACAAAGTACGTTACCTCAGAATATGAGCAGTTATGGCGGGAATCCGCCGTTTCGAAATCTTGGATCGAAGCTCGGCGGAGTTACTTTCACGCGGAAAGGAAAAGACAGGTTCCCCATTGTTCGCGTGGAAGGTATTGCGATTCCCCAGATGCCAATGAATCGAAGCGAAGCGGATGTGCAGCAGGACATCAAGGTTTACATGGAACGAAGAATGGAACATGAATTCCAACGCATGATAGCAGGTGGCAGCTGATGATTACATCAATGACCAAAAAGGAACTTGCTACGATAGCGGGGTACACTTACAGAAGACTATATGATATTGACAGGGATTTGCCGGAAGGCAAAAAACTGTTTGTTGCTGGCGAGGACGGGAAATACGACCTCGCTATTTTTGTGCAAAAATGGGTTGAATATAACGTTGCAAACGAAGTCAGCGACGATCTCTACGACCTCGACGCAGTAAAGGCGAAACACGAGGTTATCAAAGCCGAAAAAACACAGCTTGAAGTTGACAAGATGCGCGGACAGCTGGTTGATGTCCAGGACGTACGGAGACTATGGGGAGACATTGCAAATACGGTCATGCAGAATCTGATTCATCTTCCGAGCAAAATAGCGCCAATGGTCCTGATGATGGATAACACAGAACTGATCGCCAGCATTATCAGCGAAGAAATTCGGAAAATACTGAATGAAATCGCAGATACTCCGCTTCCGGACTATGCAGCTGCGGAGGATACCCAAGAAGAAAGTGAGGAGGACGACGGGGAGGTGTAACGGATGAATGCTCTAACAGAACTCGCCCGATACACCTACTCCATGTTCCGGCCGCCTGCAGAGCAGACGGTATCTGAGTGGGCCGATCAGAACAGGGTGCTTGTATCGGAGAGCAGTGCTGAACCCGGTGCATGGCGCACGGATCGCGCACCATATCAGAGAGAAATTATGGACAGCTTCACACAGCCTGGAATATGGCAGATCGTGATTATGGCGTCTGCCCAGGTTGGTAAATCTGAGATAGAACTTAACATGATGGGATGTGCCATTGATAACGATCCTGGACCGATGTTATACATTCAGCCAACCGACAAGGTGGCAGAAGATTATTCCAAACGTCGAATCGCTCCAATGATCGCAGCCTGTCCGACACTGCGAGATAAAGTATTCAAGGCAAGAAGCCGTGATTCTGCGAACACAATAACCATGAAAACATTCCCAGGCGGAAGCCTGGCGATCATAGGAGCAAATTCGCCGGCGGACCTGGCAAGCAAACCGGTCCGTTATATCTTCATGGATGAAACAGATCGATTTCCGGCAAGCGCCGGAACCGAGGGTGATCCACAGGAACTTGCAGAACGACGTACTGAAACATTCCGGCATAATCGAAAAATTGTGAAGACGTCAACACCAACGATTAAGGGGAAAAGTAAGATAGAGACGGATTACATGAATGGTACGCAGGAGGAATGGCACACGCAATGCCCGCATTGCCGCACGTTTAGTTACATGCGTTTTGCGGACATTCACTTTGAGAAAGAGGATATCAAAAACGAGCGCGGGGATACAGATTATATCGTCAAATCAGTAGTCTGGCGGTGCCCAACCTGCAAAGTTGATATACAGGAGCACGAAGCAAAGAGACTACCGGCGAAATGGGTCAGCAAAAATCCCGAGGCGATCAAGAACGGCATTCGTTCCTTCCGGTTGAATGCCTTCATGTCTCCGTGGTCTGATTGGAAGGATATAGTCTGGAAATTCCTTAAAGCACACAAGGATCCGGAAAAACTGAAAACCTTTTACAACACAATTTTAGGCGAAACATGGGAAATCCATGTGAGCAGTGGACTTGACGAAAAGTTGTACAAGCGCCGGGAACATTACGATGCGGAAATTCCTGCAGGTGTATTGCTCCTGACAATGGGAATTGATACACAGGACAATCGTCTGGAATACGAGGTTGTCGGGTGGGACCGGAACGCCCAGAGCTGGGGAATCAGCCGGGGAATCATACCGGGAAGGGCGGACGCACCTGGCGTATGGGAAGAAGTTGACGCATTACTTGACCGGGAATGGAGACTGAAAAACGGATTGAAAATGCGCATACTTGCCACGTTCATTGACTCAGGAGGACATTTTACGCAGGATATTTACAAACAGTGCGCAAAACGACAGACAAAGCGTATATGGCCAATCAAGGGCGAAGGTGGAGAAGGAAAACAGTATTGCAGACCAATGAAAAAAAGCGGCGGAAAAAATGATGGCATAAAATTCATCATCGGTGTAGACGATGGAAAAGGCGGTATCATGTATGAGGCCGGCATTGAGGAACCGGGACCCAATTACATGCACTTCCCGATCGATTACCGAGCCGGATATGACATGGAGTATTTTAGAGGGTTGATATCTGAGCAGATGGTGATACACAGGCGCGGCGGCCGGAGTGTAATTGCCTGGGAAAAAATACACGAAAGAAACGAACCTCTGGACTGCAGGAATTACGCGCGCGCCGCATACCGGTATTTCAACTGGCATTTCGACGAGCTGGAACGGATCATCAACGGTGAAAATACAACAAAAATAGTTACCAAAACAGAAGAAAAGAGGCGGCAACAACGACACGTCGTGAGCCGTGGAATCAAAGTGTAAAGGAGTATAACACATGGCAGCTATCAATGCATACACACTACAGGAAGCGCAGGAAATGCTTACCCTTTGCAAAACTGCGTTGCGGGAGCTTGTTACTGGCCAGGCTAAAAGCTATCGTGTTGGGACAAGAGAATTCACAGCGCTGGATGTAGACGAACTGTCAGATCAGATCGTATATTTCAGTAATTTGGTCGAGGCCTTATCCGGAAGCGTAAGGACTAAACGGGTGGCACGTGTGGTCCCACGCGATCTGTAAGGAGGGTAACGCATGAATAATAAAAATCCAAATCTGCGTGAGAGGGCCTTATTTCTTGTAAGTCCGAAACACGGAGACGAAGCATACAAAAAGCGTATGCAAAAAGAAAGAGAAAAAGACACAGAAAAAAACAAAATGCAGGATGAATCAGCGCCGCGCATGAGCTACGGAAGCCACGGAGCGAGCCAGACGCTGAACAGTCTTGTCGGATGGCTGATAAGTCCTGGAAATGCGGAAGATAACATTGATCTGTATTCTTCGACACTTCGACAGCGCGCCCGTGATCTATATGCAGGCGGTGGCCTCGCCAGGAGTGGTCCAATGACGTTGACAACTTCCGTAGTCGGCTGGGGGATCCTGCCGAAACCTAAGATTGATGGAGACTTTCTTGGGTTATCAGACGAAGAAAGAGAGCAGACGGAGCAGGCTATCCTTCGGGAATTCAAGCTGTGGGCGGAAAATACGATGTGCGATGCCGAAAGGCAGCAGAACTTTTACGGGTTGCAGCAACTCGCGTTTCTTTCGATGCTCATGAGCGGGGACGTATTCGCCCTGTTTGGTATGAAAGAGAACAAGCGCACACCGTATCAGACGACGATACGGCTTCTGGAAGCGGACCGCATATGCAATCCTAATTCCAGTGGCGACAGTGAGAGCGAGGAAACAGAGAGCGGCGGCCGTATCATAGACGGCGTGGAGATCAACAATGAGGGTGAAGTGATCCGATATCATGTCGCAAGCCGAAGTCCGATTGCAGAGAACGATTCCAGCACTCTTGAATGGGTTGCGATTGACGCATTTGGTGCGGAAAGCGGATATCCCAATATTCTGCATATCATGACATTTGAACGGCCGGAGCAGCGGCGCGGGATCCCGTTTGTTGCTGCAGAGATCGAACAGCTCAAACAGTTTTCAAGATATATGAATGCAGAACTTGCGGCAAATGTTGTTTCCGCTATGCTGACCTGCTTCATCACGAGCGCGGAAGATGATGGAAAATTCGGAATGGAAGATGCCATCAATGAGGACGATAAGGTCACAGACGACGATCTGCAGCTTGAACTGGCACCGGGAGCGATTTACAATCTTCCGCCAGGGAAAGATATAAAAACGGTGAACCCTCTGAGGAGTAATACACAGTTTGAAACTTTCGTTAATACCTGTATCACAGAAATTGCATCCAGCATGGGGATTCCGAAGGAAGTGCTTGTCAAAAAGTACGAGAGCAATTATACAGCTGCGAGGGCAGCACTCCTGGACTTCTGGCGTACTGTCAGAGTATACCGAACAAGATTTAATAGCAGCTTCAATCAGCCTATCTATGAACAATGGCTGTCGGAGGCTGTAGCAACCGGACGTATTAACGCGCCCGGTTTTTTTGACGATCCGGCCGTTCGCCAGGCGTGGTGCGGATGCGTCTGGATGGGCGCAAGCATGGGACATGTTGATCCGCTGAAAGAGGTAAATGCAGCAACGCAGAGAATTGCAAACAATATTACGACTCAGGAGCAGGAAGCAAGCGAGTACAACGGAAACGACTGGACAGCAAATGTTCGCCAGCGAAAAAAAGAGATGGAGACGCTGAACGAAATGCTCGAAGGAAAGAAAAAAGAGGAGGAAGAATAATGCCCGATATGTTTAGACTTGGTTACAGTGTGAAGATGCAGGCCGGGAGCGGAGACACAGCGGAAGTCATGTTATACGGTGAAATCATTAACGATATGCCGAAATGGTGGAAGTGGAGCGATGAAGACAAGAGCGCAGCTGACTTCGACAAGGCAATCAAAGATGCGATCAACCAGGGCGCAACGAAGCTGCTTCTCCGGATCAATTCGCCTGGTGGCGTGTGCACTCAGGCAACGGCTATGCGTTCAATTCTTGCAAACGCAGGATTTGATGAAATTACAATCCGGATTGAAGGCATGTGCGCCAGCGCAGCAACGACACTTGCTACACTTCCGGGCGCACATGTTGCGATTGCGGAGGGCAGCGAGTACATGATACATAACCCGATGTGCATGGCATACGGTAATGCGAACGAGATGGAGAATGTTATTTCCCGTCTGCGGAACATTGAGCAAATGACACGAGGATTCTACATGAAGCGCACTGGGCAGAGCGAAGAACAGGTTAAGAAGTGGATGGACGAGGAAACCTGGTTCACTGCAGACGAAACCGTACAGTATGGTTTCGCAGACGAAGTTCTTTCTGCAGAAGTAGCAACTGAAACACCTATTTCTGCCTGCGTAAGCAGCAGAGAAATGGAAACCATGCGCGCATTATACAAAGCTGTGCCGAATCAGATTACTACAGTGAATCCACAGAACGAGCAGGCGATGAAAAAACCTGCAGACAATGCCAGTAACGGTGCTCCTGTTGCCGGGGCAGCGACTGAGAATAAACCAAATAAGGAGGATCATTCCACTATGACAAACGAAGAAATCAAAGAGATCACGATGGATCAGCTTCGGGAAGGAAATCCGGATCTGTACACTCAGGTCCGTCAGGACGCCGTAAACGCTGAACATGCCAGATTGGAGGACATTGATGCGCTGACCGTTCCGGGTTATGAGGAAATGGCAGCAGAAGCGAAAAAAGCGGGAACTTCCGCAATGGATTTCCAGAGGCAGCTTGTCGCAGCCATGAAACAGAAGGGCAGCGATTTTATCTCGCAGCGGCAGAAGGAAACAGCGCCAGCGCAGAATATTACAGGTGGGGCACCTGGAGGAAGCACAAAAACAGAGGAGCAGGAAATCCAGGACAATGCGAAAGACATTGCCGCATACGCTTCCGGTTTTTCTGGAAATGCCGGCAATAGCGGCATGTTCTGATTAAAAAATGTAAAGGAGGATGGGAAGCGGAGTAATGAGCACAGAAGAAATTTCAAATCTGATTGATTCGCTGGACGATGAACATTTTGCTTTA